AAGTGATGCGTATATACAGGCGTTTTCACGAGGTGAATTGCCTGTACTTATCGGGCACCCTGCGAGCATGGGTCATGGAATTGATGGGCTACAGGATAACTGTTGCCACATCATATTCTACGGCATCACATGGAATTTGGAGTACTACCTACAAACCATCAGGCGAGTCTGGCGTCAAGGTAACGAAGCCGCGCACGTTATTGTTCACCGTATCATTGCAGAGGGTACGTTGGACGAAGTAGTCGTGGACACTTTGTATGAAAAGGGTGCCACGCAAGAGACCTTCCTTAGTGGGGTTGACACGTATGCTAAAAAGACCGCTTGCGTGTGAAGAGGCTATGTGGTATACTCTAAGAGCCACCTGGCAAACTCAACGAAAGGAGAGGCACAATGCCCGAAGCATCCCGAGCTACCAAAGACCCGAGCGCCGCCGAAGAGGGCGCGAAAGAGCGCAAGCAGCGAGGCTCCCCCAACTTCCCGTTGGACGGCAAGATCACTGTGCGCGTGGACTCCAACCCCAAGCGCGTCGGCTCCAAGGCCCACGCCCGTTTCGCTCTGTACAAGACGGGCGATACCGTGGAACAGTTCATGAAGAAGGGCGGCACCTACAGCACCCTGAAGTGGGACACGGAGCACGGTTTCGTTGCCATCAACGAGACGCCGGAACAGCGCAAGGCATGGGAAGCCGACCAGAAGGCCAAGGCGGATGCCAAGGCCGCGAAGGCCAAGGCCACTGCCGAAAAGAAGGCTGCTGCCGACGCCAAGAAGAAAGCCGCCGCCGAGGACAAAAAGACCGAAGGCGGCACTCGCGCCAGCGCGTAACCTCCTCCCTGGTTCGCGCTGCACTTCCCCGCCCCCTCGTGGGGCGGGGTCATTTTCGAGGTGACCTATGCGAATATTTATTCCGACCTATGGGCGTTCGGGACAGCAGACTACGTTTGATGTCTTTGATGGCTACCTGCAATCTAAGTACAAGCCGACTCTAATCGTACAAGCACGTGAGTCACACCTGTATTCCCAGTACCCTCACATCGCACTGCCTGCTGGCATTGAAACTATATCGCCCACGCGCCAGTGGATTCTTGATATGTTCAACGGTAAGCTGCTCATGCTTGATGATGACCTGTTATTCTACAGGCGTAGGGAAGATGACCGCACCAAGTTTCGCAAGCTAACCAATGAAGATGTACTATTCATGTTCACTTGTTTAGAAGACATGTTGAACAACTTCGTGCATGTGGGCATGATGGGGCGCGAGGGCGGGAACCGCTACACGGAAGAGACTAAGGAAGTGGGGCGTATGATTCGAGTGCTGGGATACCAGACGGAGGTACTCAAGCACCACAACCTGAAGTTTACGGATATTCCGCTTATGCAGGACCACCACATGAATCTCAGCTTACTGAAGCTCGGGTACCCCAACTGTATACTCTCAGAATTTGTCAACAATCAAAAAGGTGGTAGTGACGCCCCCGGTGGGTGCAGTCACTTCCGTACACCTGAGCTATTGGCTGACGCAGCCCGCCGACTGGAGGAACTGCACCGGCCATTCGTTAAGGCTGTGGAAAAAGAAACCAAGACTGCCTGGGGCGGGGGCACCCGCATTGACACTCGCATACAGTGGAAGAAAGCCTATGAACACGGCAGAGCAGCGAATAGCATACTGGATTAATCACCGGTGGAATATACTGGTTAAGCGGGAGCGTGGGGACCCTAGACCATGGACAACGGACCGTATACTACAGGACTTTCGGTTCTGTAACGTACACAGGGAAAACGACAAGGTCACCAAGTGGATAGCAGAACATTGGCGTAACCCCAATGTGAAACATGAAAACCTTATCCCCGCTCTGGTGCTGGCGCGGATGTTTAACTTGCCTGACACACTTCAGGCGCTGGGGTTCCCACACTTTTGGGATGTTGAAGATATGGCCTTTGGTTTGAAAGACCGTCGGGCCTGTGGTATTAAGATATTCAACGGTGCGTACCTCATCACTACCTGTGGTGTGAAGATGGATAAGATAGACTATGTATTCCGGGTGGCTGATGATACACGCAATTCAATGGTCAGCATACAACCAGAAAATACTCTGGAACACTGGCACCGACAGCTAACTCAGGTCAAGGGGCTAGGTAGTTTCCTGGCAGCACAGGTGATAGCTGACCTTAAGAACACACCTGGACACCCGCTACAGGAGGCTCCAGACCGGCTCACGTGGTGCGCCCCTGGCCCTGGTAGCCTGCGCGGGCTTGCGCGGCTCGAGAACGGGCGTAGGCCGTCTAAGAAGGCATTCTTAAGGGTGGCGCAGGCTGCACGCCAGCGGGTTGTCCCCCTGCTGGACCCCATGCCTGAAATAGACATGCAGGACTTTCAAAACTGCCTGTGTGAGTTTGACAAATGGGAGCGTACATACTTTGGAGAATCAAAACCCAAGCAGCGATACGACGGAAGGCACCCTGACAGTACGAACCCAATACCATGACGGGAGGGTAATGGCTGTCCTGAATATACCAGAAGGACCACCCACCTGGATACAGATCTTTGGCTGCCTGGAAGACGCTGAAGTATTTTGTGAGGACCACAACCTGGAGTTCATAGATAATGTCAGCACACCAGATCAGCAGGAATAACGTCAACGAGAATTACCCCGATGGGCTGTGGTGGCTCAAGACTGCCGGCGAGATGCAGGACAGTCGTAATGGTAGAGTCATTGTAGCTCCTGGCCCTGTGCTCAATGTCTACCACCGCCCACGTGAACGTGTGTTATTCTCTGAGGTACGTGACGCCAACCCGTACTTTCACTTTTTCGAATCACTATGGATGCTGGCTGGCAGAAATGACCTAGCCTATGTGAAGCACCTGCTTCCCCGTATGGCAGAATACAGCGATGACGGTGTAGTGCTTCAAGGTTCGTACGGGTACCGCTGGCGACGTAATTGGGAAGAGGACCAGCTGTTTACTATCATAGACCACCTAGAAAAGGACCCTGAAAGTAGGCGGGCTGTCATACAGATGTGGGACCCTAGTGACTTACGTGCTCCTGGGAAGGACGTTCCCTGTAATACTCAGCTCTTTATAAGCGTTCGAGGGGACTTGTTAGACATGACTGTCACATGCCGCAGCAACGACGCAATCTGGGGATGCTATGGGGCCAATGTCGTACACTTCAGTTACCTACAAGAGTTCTTGGCCTGCGCGTTGAAAAAGATGGTCGGTAAGCTGTATCAATTCAGCAATAACTTCCACGTGTACCCTGAAATGCCCAGGTTTGAAAAACTGTACGCCCACCCCTCATCTACGAATTACTATTTAGGGGAGGCCGTGTCGCCCGGCCCCCTCTTATTCCAAGGTGACTTTCAAAATTTTCTAATGGAACTAGAGGACTGGCTGGACACCCCCACAAGCTCAAGTAGCTATCCCTTTTTATCTGGGGTAGCATACCCTATGTGGCTAAGTTTCACTAACCACAAGCAGGGCGAAAGGGAAGGCGCCCTTGAATGGGCAGACCAAGTAGACGCTCCGGACTGGCGTCTGGCCTGCAAAGCCTGGTTGGAGCGTAGATATGCCAGCAAATGACGAACAGGTAGGTGGCACTCATTATAAAGGCCAGCCCATTGAACATTGGGATTTTGCCTTGATGCATGACATGCCGTACATGGAGGCACAAATATTCAAGTACGTGCTGAGATGGAAACAGAAGAATGGCATCTCTGACCTACGGAAAGCACAGCATTTTCTGCGCAAGCTGATTGAGTGGAACACTCCCACAATTGACGCAGCCAACAGGGAAATGAACCCTGACAGCGGGGAGCCGCGAGGCCAGGGTTATGTCAACCAAGACTGAGGTGCAACATGAACACAAGGGTATACATAGCGATGATGATACTGGTGGCTGGATACATGGTTACCAACTCCCAGCCCAAGATGGATCCGGCCACCGGGCATTACATCTGGTGGCTCAACAATGAATTAACCCGCGTGGGCGTTGAAGCCCGCCAGTGGAAAGACATGGCTGAGGATATGGTGCGCGAAGTGGAGTGCATCCCCTTGGTAGGCGGAAAGGAGAACCGCAGGTTTAACAGACATGACGACCCGAGTACCACAGTTAACGACCCTGAAAGGTATTGGTACTCATGATTAGCGTGTCCCCCGTAGGTTGCCGGGGGAGGGGAGGTCGCACAAGCGACAGACAACCTCCCTGCCTTTGTGGCGGAGTTGCCGGTCCCGTTGCAGCGACCAACCGGCTTTTATCATGAAGATGTACCAGCAAGAACACCTGCACCGCGTCATGGATGTAGCGGAGTGGATAAATAAGAACTCTTGGTGGGCCGTCATTATAGGTGGCGTTCAAGTTATAGTGGGTGCCATCTTAGAAGACCAAGCTGTCACCTGGGCGGGGGGAGCTATAGTCACAATAGGTACCCTCATGACTTTTGCTGTAAGTGGGACACTCATGTACGTGCGCTGGAGGAAAAGAATGTGGAAGTAAAACCTGGCAGTTTCATCTACGAGTTTCCCCAAACGCTGAGTCGACCTTTTTGCGAGGGGGCCATATCTAAATTTGAGCTTGACCCCAATAAAGAAGTCGGCAGGTTTGGGGAGGGCACCCACGACCCCAACTTCAAAGCATCCACTGACCTTACTGATATCTCTAACCGTGCGGAATGGCAAGTAGAGGGTCAAGCATTTCTTGACTCAGTTACTGAAATCTTTGCATGGTTCCAAGAATTTGTGGGCAATGAGGACCAGTTCGACTACCCTGGCTGTAGAATACAGCGAACCGAACCTGGGCAGAAATATGAGTACCATGTGGACACCGGCCCGGTGCCCGGAATAATCAACAGGATGCTGGCACTTATCTGGTACCTTAACGATGTAGAGGAGGGTGGGGAAACAGAGTTTTTACATCAAGGAATTAAAGTGCGACCGGAGGCTGGCAAGCTAGTGGTCTTCCCACCGTACTGGACTCACCCCCACCGTGGACTAACCCCTGTGTCTGGGACAAAGTACATCTGCACCACCTGGCTGCGGGTGAAAATGTGGTGCTAACCCTTTGTTTTTACAGGGGTTTATAGGTAGGACGGCCTGTACGCCACCAGACCGTTCCGTTATGGTACCCTTGCCTGGTACCCTACCGCCCTATAGAAGTACGGTCTCGAAGGCTCTGACGGCTCCGTTTTGCTACTTCTTACCCGTTTGGGCCATTCTACTGCCAAACCACCAGAGGACTGCGCTTGTCGCCAGATAAAGAACTGTGGCTACAATCTGCTCCTGCATTTCCATGTTGTTTGTGGCATGCGTGAAGAATATGGTGCCCATGAGCACTACCAGTATGAGCGTCAGGAGGGGGCGCATCAGTCCACGTACCACATCGACAAAGACTATCCAGCCGCTGTCCCCCGTGGACCATCGCTGGCCTGCTTCACGGTAGCTGGCTTCAAGACCACGCCATGCTGCTTCGGCTTCCTTACCCTCCTGTTTCTTGGACTCTATTTTGAGCGCTACCTCTGCCTCCTTGTCCATGTGCTTGAGTTCCATATCCATAATGGCAAGCTCTTGTGCGTGTTCCTGTTTGTTGGTGAAGTATTTCATCACCCCGCTGAGGGCGGTGCCAATCAGGCCGGTGGCCCCGCCCGTGAGCAGACCTAGTATGATATCCACTACGCTACCTCCAGCAAGAACGGTTGCTTTCCTAGATGCTTAAACAGTCGACGAGTGGTGGCCCTGCTAGTCAACACCGCAGGGAATCCATGTAGCTCGCCTATGCTCGAGCCTGGCAGTAGGCACCCCCGCGTATGACGAGGGATGTTACCAGGATGTATTAGGATGTGGCTTCGCTTGGGCACCCCTGATACGAGGTAGACCCAGCCGTACTTGGGTGAGCGATGCCAGTGGCATTCATATTCACCAGGTGGTATGCAAGATTCATTCGGCTTGTTGTTTTTCCAGGGTGGCTCTAGCACGTAGGCGCGAAACCCTTGCGCGACCAGTGCCCCCAGACTACACCGGTCGTTTTGAAGAAACCTATTTAACCTGACTTTCAAGACGTTGTAGGACTGCGTCTTGTTTGTTCAACAGAATATCAAGTTGCCGCTGGAGAGCGGATAGACGCCTGTCATCACCATGATAATGTACACCATTGGCGTTCCTCTTTTCTATAACTTCCATTTCATTAACCACCTTATAGATGGCGAAGTCCATATCGTCAGCGGTATTCTGCAACCGAAGCTGTTCATCAGCAAGCTGTCGGGTCTTAGCTTCTTCCCCGACAGCCCCTTGCATGACAAAGTAAGCACCGAAGGCCATAGACACGACGGCCCCCAGCGTCAGTACTCCACCAGCAATTTTCATAGTCGTGCTAGTTCCAGCCACCGCTGTACCCTGCACCACCGAACGACACGTTGGCTCGGTTATCGTTCATCACTACCTCAGCTTGTCCCTGCCCCGCCTTCCATGTTTCGCAGGTCGGGCTGTGTACTTTTGCCTTCTTCATTGTCAGGCAGAAGGCAGCGGCAGCTGCTTCGGATTTCGCCTCGCCAGTTGTCTGCTGGGCAGCGAGCCACAACCCGCATATCTCGTCCCACTCGCTCGCAGTAATGCCTGCACCGAAGGCTGGCACGGCTCCAGTCACACCCCAGCCGAACCGACACTGAGCACTGGGAGGTGGGGCAGAAGGGTTTGGTGCGATAGCTGCTGGGTCAGGTATCTTTGCCGGAGGTGCTTCGTTGATTACAGCAGATCCATCGGCTGTAGCCTGCGCCTTCTGTACTTGCACTGCGATCTGTTTGTTACGTGGCGTTTGACGATACTCGCCGGCCAGGGCGGTCGACGCCAAGGCGAACAACACAATTCCAAGCAATGTCTTCATTTGTTGAATACTCCTAGCTCCTTCTCGTACTCTTCCATAAAATCCTCCAACTCTTTTTCACGCTCCGCTGGTGACTTAAAGTTGGGGCTCTCTGGATTCTGTACGCTCAGGCGCATGTCCTCTGGGTTTTCACGAAGCAGCCTAGCCTGCCATTCCTGACGTTGCCTGGCAATTTCTCGTTCTTGTTGCCAAGGATATCCTGAATATGCAAACAGCTTTGTCCCTTGAAACTCCGGGGCAGTAGGGTCGGCGGGGTCGCCCGCCTCGTCAACCAGCATCCCTCCTGGGTTCCAACGGTCGTACCAGTCAGTCATCACACCACCGCCTTGATACACAGAACCACGTAGACGTTGTCTGGGCGAGTTTCATTGCCCATACCTGTGCCTGCCGTGGTCTGTTTGATTTGGAAACTAACTCGCAGCGGATTGGGGTCAAACCCCTTGAGGTTCACCACACCGTTGGGAGCTTCGTAGCTGTGTTGATGGGGGCCGACCCCTTCAAGCTGTGTCGTACCGGGAGCATCCCCTGTGGTGCCGTCCCCTCGGTCACCACGGCTGGCAGCGTCAGGGTCCTGGCCTCTGCCCAAGTCCTGCCCACGTAGGAACTCACCCCGTAGGTCAGGCACATTAAAGTTAGGTCCCGCTCCACCGTAGGCATAGCCGAGGTAAGCAAAGAGCTCAGGGAAGTTGGCCGTCAGGTAGCTGGTGCCGTCACAGATTAACCACTCTGTGCCAAGGTTGGGAGGGTTGAGTGGGAAGCCTGCTATCTGCCCGACAGGCTGGTTGCCGGTGGATGTCGGGGTGTTACCACCTGACCCTCCACCACCAGGCCCGCCCACGAAGTTACCTTCAAAGTCAATGGCGGACATGACAGCGCCGGTTTCATCCCGCCACTCAGCAAGGTTGTCCGTCTGCCCAGCGCTCAGGCGTTTGGTGAAGCTCTTGTTGTAGCCTGCTCCCAGATTACTGGTTTCGAACGCGCCACCAGGCAGATTGCCTCCCCCTGTCTGTTCAAGTAAGCTCAAACGGGCAGTGTCGGCATCGGCCTGCCCGCCGAAGGGGTAGTGGGCCACATGGTTCGTACCGACAGCGGCGCTGATAGTGGCCCCCAGCCTTACTTCACCACCGCTGTTTTCATTCGTGGCCTTTACGAGCAAAGCCTCGGGAATGCTGTTCTCTAAGCGAACATGGTTGGCTTGGTCTGAATTGATAAGCCACACAGGGCGACCATCACCCTGAACATAGGCTATGATACTACCATCAAACAACTCGTAGTCTACGAGATGTTCATCTTGTTCTGGGTCGTTGCCTTGGATGCGGAGCTGCACTTCATCAGCCACACCATCAATGAATACTGGTGCGGTGACCAGACCACCGGCACCGTTGATAATAACATCGCCTTCAATAGTGAGGTTATCATCAATAATGACGCCGACCAACTCGCTGACCAGTATCTTTTGCACACCCTTGACCACCAGCCACCAGCGGCCATCACTTTCACGGTACAGACCACTGCCTGTCTCACCGATAAACCGCAGACCCGGATTAGCCTCGGAACCGTCAATGATACCGAGGGCGGCCCTCATGGCTCCCTTGCCGTCGCGACTTAAGGAGTCTTCTACCTCCGCACCTAGGTCTTCCATGGTGGGGTTAGCCCAGCCATCGGACTCGATTAGAGTGTCCGTTATTACCGGATTCCCTGCGGGCAGAGTATACTGACCTGCTGCGTTACGTGGCATTATTCTTCCCCACTATCTAGAAGTGTTGCGGACGCCGTGCCTATCTTTGGCTCCACAATTGAGTCCATGATCTGCTTGGCTCGCTCTTGCATGGGGTTTAGCCCGAATAGCATTCGTGCGCCCCCACGCCTGGACCCCACCATGCTCGTGCCCAGAGCAGGCAGAGCCATGAGGGGAGCGTATACCATGCTGCCAGCGCCGAGACCGACGCCACCCAGAGCACGGAACCATCTTGGGTCTTGGCCTGGCCCCATCGTTTGAAACGCTGGGTCTATAATGTCCTGGCCCCCACCATATCCACGAATACGGTTGCGCTGACTGGTGCGTTTGCGGACTGCCCTTTCCAGATTACGCACAGGAATTTCTGGCTCGTCCCTGGCACGTGTGAACCCCCGCGCATCCTCCAGCAACATCTTGGCCCCGTAGGCTTTATTCACCGCCCGCAGTTGATTGGCTCCCTCCGTGGTAAGGCGTGATTCAAACAGGCCGTTGAGGTGCGTGTCGATTTGAGAGTATATTTCCTTTATACCCTGAGCATTATCCGACAGAGTTTCACGCTGGCTTAGGTCACGTATTTCACTGCGGATATGGTTTTGAAATCTTTTCAACTGCTGTGCAGTCATACCACTGACTTGGTATTCCTCCAGCAAGTCGTACATTTTCTTTTCAAAGCTGTCCCTAACACCCTTGTCCACCATCCGCCCCTTATTAGCGAATGCGTCAATTACTCCTATGTCAAGGTCATCGTACGTAAACTTACCCTTGATTGGCGCAATGGCATCGTCGTACGCACCATTGAATATAGTGTCCATCTCCTTAAAGTACGTGTCCGTACCAGGCTGGCTCACAGGTGGCGCATGTCCAGGGGGGACAGCCCTTCTGGCGAGCGCTGCGGAAACTTCATTTTCTGCACGTTCGCGCCCACCCTTGAGGCCAGGCAGGATGTCCTGCAAGTTTTCCTCAATATTCTTTACCAGTTTGGCGAAGGGTCGTAGCCCACTGGTTTCCACACCCTGCCCTAGAGTAGTCTGCACACCTTCGTCTGCTAGAATTTCAGCAGCCTCGTTACGCTCAAACATTCCAGTCAAGGTTTTGCGGCCTGCCTGAACACCTGCGCTCAGGGCTACAGGGAGGGCGGCACCAAGGACAGTCGTGGCACCACGCCCGAGTGTTTGACCTTCTAGCACAGGCTGCGCGAAACCTTCTGCACCACCGACTGCACCCGCAGCAGTCATCTTTGATGCCCACCGGGGTAGAGCAGAGGTAAGCTTCATAGCTGCTTGTTCTGCTGCACCGAGGGGGACGGCAAACGCGCCGACATTGCCGGCGATATCACCAGTTGTACCTGCGTTGATAAAGGCTTCGCCTTCATCCATGCCCGCGCCTGCGCTAAGATCACGCCACGCCTGTACGTCAGCCTCATCTCCAGGGTCAAGGCCGACGGTAAGTTGCTTGATGCCGTGACCTATATCAGCTACGCCTTTACCGATGAGGGCATCAGCTCGTTGGTTGTAGTCCATGCCACGCTCACGCATGATTCTATTTATAGTTTCGGGCATGGCACGGCGTCCCACAGAGATGGGACCACCTGCCTGCGAGCGCTGATATTCAGCAACCTTAGCCAGACGCGCAGCCTCTTCAGGAGTTTTACTGCCTATGTCCAGCCCTGCCGTGGGGGCCACCGCTGCCTGAGGTGCCTGAGCGGCCACAGGAACGCCCGTAACGCCTTCGACTGCGCCAGGGCTAGGGGTGCCTGCCCCCGGTGCTGCGGACCGTCTAGCAGCCTCTCGAACAAGCCTGCGGCGATTCGCTTCGGCAATTAACTTTTCAGCTTCAGAGGCCATGTTCTGCTGGGTCCAACCCTGCGTCAATCATCTTTTGTCGTAGGTCATCATCAGACATTTCTTCGTAGCCAGAAACGGTATCCTCAATTCCACCACCCACTAACAACTCTTCTGGGAATGGTTCGTAATACTCCTCCTTGGGCACAGACCACTCTTCCCCCAGGCTGCTCTTGACTAATGCACTCACAGCCTTGGGGTTCTTTCTGGAAACAGTGACGGCATAGGCGTAGCTGTCCAGCACTTCCTTCAACCGTTCAACACGTTTTTTCAGGTTAGCCCGTAGCTTTTCAGGCTTCATACCCATGTTGATTTCAGCTTGCTTCCAAGACTGGTTCTCACCTTTAGTCAGTGTAGCACCAAAGAACTCATGCCGCTCCACCAACTCAATGAAACGCTTGTACTGCTCCCACCAGGCCGCCTGTTCATCAGTTTCTTTGCTGGTGAACATGCCAAACTCTTGCGAAGCCAAGTTTTCCATGCGGCCGATCATGCCTGCCTGTGGCGTGACATAGCTGTCTTTGAAAGTGGCAAGGTTGTCAACCATTATTTTTATCATCTTATTGCCATCTTTCAGCTGCGTTGCTTCGCTATTGCTCAAAGACTTCGGCTGCTGCGTCTTGTGATGACGCATACGGAAACTATTTTCCTGCCTTGTTAACCGGGCTTTCTCTTTGTCAGACTGAGAGACCATGCGCTCATTGCGAAGACGAGCCAAATCCATGGCTTGTTCACGCTTGAAACGCAGGTCAGCTAATTCATCCGCACGGTCACGCGTGTAATCTGCTTCCTCTTGCTGTCGCTCAAGGGCAGCAGCCTCTTGTGCCGACCTTGTTCTAGCAGCTTGAAGTACTCCTTGACGCCTTTCTACGTCACGAGCACCAGCCCGAGCTTGGAGGGCGCCCCTCAGCCCAGCGACCCGCTGCTGCCCTCCACGAAATTGCTGCGCCTGTATCTGGCTTGCCATGTTGGAAGTAACAGGGTCGCCGGCAACCATACCCGCCATCAAGTTGATGTTGGGTCTGTTCGCAGCTGCGGACATAGCATCAATCTGCGCTAACTCGCTGTTGCTCAGGCCGTACGGATTTTCTGCGGTTTTCTCAGCCATCAGACTTCATCCTCGTCGCTGCCTGCGCCTCCTTTCAACGACTCTAAGTACCCGGACCGCAGCATGGACATTTCCTCACTCGCCAACCGACGCTCTTCTTTTTGCTCTTTTTCTTTTTCACGAGCGACCCAGGCTTGCACGAGCTTAGCTCCATGTTGAGTAACGCTGGCAGGGACGTACACACGCCCGACCATCTTACCTGTTGGAGCTTCCAGCGACCCTTGCCGCAACTCGTCAGAGAGGGCACCGGCCCGCTGACCCTGGCTGAAACGTTCCTGCGCCTGCGGCATTCCAGCTACCAGATTGGCAGCCCCGGGTTGAAGTGCCGCCGGGATACCTGCGTTGATGCTAGGTCCCTGTTGAGGGAGGCCTAGCCCACTCTGAGGGGCGGCGGGGACACCGGGAGGAACCCCGGCTCCAGGGCCTGCCATGATAGGTGGGCCACCCATTGGGCGACCTCCCGGCATTGGTGCTGGAAGACCTGGTGCTGGGCCGACTCCTGTGGGGCCGCCCTGCGCCCTGAGCGCCTGGACCTGCGCTGCCATTCTTGGGTCAATGGGCATAGCCTAATCCTCTCATGTCAACGTGCTTGATGCCGTTGATTTCAACAACAAGCTCGGGGTGTACCTCTTCCACTTCCTGAGCCACCGGACCAACGAACCACTCCTCGCCCCAGACATACTGGAAGGCGTAGCATGGAATGTTGTCCTCGTAGTAGCCTATATGTTCCAGATTGCGCTTGACACGTAGGTCGCACATCATCATGCTGCTACCCATATTCATAGCACCAGACATGAGAGCGTCCTTACTGGCCTGCTCGGCATTAAAGATGTCCATTTCATAGTCGGCCTGGCTCTTGGCTGCATCCATGTACTGCGTTGTCTCCGCTCGGCCCGCAGCCTGGAACCCTGGCATTTGAGGGGCGGACACTTGCTGGCCGGTGAGCAGAGCATTCAGCTCGTTGAGCGGCGTCTGGCGCTCCTGGAGCATCTCTGCTATCTGCATCTGGCGCAGGTTGTTCGCGTAGTTGGCGGCGGTTGTCTCCATTCCCAACTGCCCTTGAGCCTCCCCCATGGACGCTTGCATCATCTGCAAGTCCTGGCGCATTTCTGCATCGCCCAAGGAGCGCATGGCGTTGTCCCACGCTCTTGTGCCTCGCTGGATACCCTGGTTGCTCAGCTGAGTTTCCAACCTGCTGCGGTCTTGTTCGCGCTGCGGCGCATAGAGGCTAGACATACGACCAAAGGCTTGGTCGCGCATCTCATTGGGGTCAGCTGACAACCCTACATAGTCGCCAAACTGGCTGAAATCTGGCCCTGCTTGGTACCCTTGCTCCACCCTGCCAAGCATGTCCTCCGCGAAACCACTTCGGGCAGATTGTATACGGAGTTGACTACTCAGTGCCTCCTGTGCTTCAGGGGTGAGCGTAGTAGTTTGATGGGCGGTAGTGTACTTCTCCCCCGTAACAGGGTCTCGCTGCGCCCTGTACTCCCAATCTTCACCTCCGAACGGCGTGCTGACCGTCGGCCGGTTGAAGTACATCTGCTGGTTCGTAGCAATTCTGCTAGACTCAGCTTGCTCCTCCGCTGCACCCCGATAATCAGGCGGCGGTGGCGGTGATGCCTTGCCCATATTTCTCTCCTAAGCTGAGCCATTTCTGCACACGCGGATGCTCACGGTGCAAGCGCAGCAAAATAAGATCCTCCCCATCAGCATAACCGTCAGGGATACGTGTGAATTCTTCAAACCCTATGTTGGTGTCCATCTTCAGGGCTTTGGCATTGGTTGCATTCACCACTCCAATTAGCCAATTCAGCTTGAGCTGAACAAAGGGGTAGTAAAAGGTGAACCACAGGAACTCACGGCGCATCCAGTTCTTACCGTCTGCTGCTACATGAATTTGTGCAGTTTTTCCATTGGTGTCAGTATACCCCACGACGGCTTTCAATACACCCTTTTCCACCCAACCTATTGCACGGAAGTCGTCAGAGTAAGACACAGATACTCGTTGGTTGAGCCACCAGTGTAGGTCTTTTTCTGGCCTTACAACAATCACATCAGGCCACCCTGTTCAAACGACAACGTCCAGTGTGTGAATACTAGGCGTGCCGGACCCCGCACCGTCATATATAGTGACAAGAACCTACCCAAGCAACCGACTCCTGACCAGGCTTTATAGGTATTGCCTGAACCAGACCAAAAGGCTTGGTCCCAGAAGTCGACATCCCACATGGCCCCGTCATTAGGAGCAAAGAATTGCGGCGACCCTTGTAGGTTGTCAAAGTCCCACTCATTATACATGACAATCTGAACACCAGGGGCGGAACTACCCTGAAACACGGGTTCCACAAGCTGGCATCTCTTAAGTTCAGGTGTGTCAAAATTGGAAAACCCTGTTTGCACTCGGCCAATAAGGTCTTCATTGGGCAAGCCGTCAAAGCCTACGTTGTCCGAGTTACCCACGAACAATTCGTACACGTTGCCGTCCTGGTCCCCTCCGTACATAGTGCTTTCAAACACTACTACAGTCTGAATAGGCAGATTGGTCAACTGTGACCATGCGTTATTGTGAACACTGGCAGACCATATACGAGCCGCTCTCTCGTTAATAGTGACTGGCTCCTTAATCATGAACTGCTCTTCCCTAGGATAGTAGTGCAGTTCCCACTGTGGCTCGTCAAGATTTTCGCTAACCTTACGGGCCAAGATAGTCTGTATGTCAAACCCCATTGACTCAGCGGAGCCAATTTTCAACGCACCAGTAAAGAGCTCGCTTAGTGGAATAACGCCAGTTTCACACAATACCTGTACGTCACCACCAGACTTCATAGCTATTCTACGACCAGTAGGTACGCGCCCAACATCCCAAACGCCAACCATACTGAATGTGTCAGCATTTTCAGGGTCACTACCCTGGTAAGCAATGACATCGCCCTGACTACCAATAACGATAAGAAAATCGTCAAGGCCATCGCCACCGTCGCGAGTCCACGAAACGAGTTGTTGAAGAGTACCACCCTGCCGGATGTAAGCGCCAAAGTCAAACTCCTGCACCTCCCCGGCAATCTGGTCTACGGGGAGGTACCATGCTCTCGTGCTATTGCGGTCAATGAACCACAGCCTGCGCTTCCAGGACATAACATAGTCCCAGTTTAGGGGGTCGGTACCGTCTATCTCACCGACCCCCACGCCCGCCGGATGTTGAACCCAGCCCGTAGCAGTGGAATATGTGAGGTACCCATTGAACTCGTTAACGGCGCACAGGAAGTTGTCACCCGCTGTGGAAAACTGTATCCACGACCATTGGTCGGTAATGCCTGGTATCTGAGTAGCAAATGTGACATCGCGCGGGGGTTGTATGGGGTTGTCCTGCCTGTCAGTAACATCTGTGATACCTTCAAATGTTACTGCGAAAAGTTTGTTGTCGCCAGGGTCCAGTGCTTCATACGCCATGAGCGTATTTACAGGATCGTTAAGTTTATTCTGATGTATGCGGTACCCTGGCCGTAGCTCTAGACCATAGGGCTTGGACCAGAAATTGCGCAGCTGAAGTGCGTCTTGCAGCAACATCCCTGCAAGGGGCTTCTGAGAAATAAGCCCGTTAACAGGGGAGGGAGTCGTGACACGTTGCGTGTTACGAGTCTGCGCCGTCCTTAGACCAACGCCTACTCCCATCCGCGGTACTGGTTGTAATGGCATCAGACTCCGTAATTCGTGTCAGGTATGTTCCAGTAATCCAAGTAGCGATAACCAGTGCGGTTGATAAGCGACAGCACCGGAGCGCCCTGGTCCTGTACGAAACGCTGCTCGTAGGCCACCTGAAAATCGCGCATGGCAGCAGCTGAGTCGAACCCCTTTACCTCAAGCCACTTGGCTTTCGCCAGGTAGTAGATGAGGTACTGGTCAATAAGAAAAACATCACCATTCTTAGTGGCAAAGTTCTTGAATAACAGCGCGTCATCCTGGTCTTGGACGTACCCCTGACTGATATACTCCATGCTCAGCGTTTGTCCTGGGGGTGGCGGAGGGCTTTTTATTTCCCACTGGTTGTCCCTGACACGCCACAAGAGCCGGGTCACAAAATCGGCAGTCCGTACCGTCACACGCTGCCAATCCTGTGATAGGACAGGCCCAATCATAGGTAACTGCTGACTGACATTCCACTGGCTTTGGTCCTTGAACATAAGGAAGTCTTCAGGCAATGGTATGAGCTTACTGCTCTGCCCTGGGAAATCCTCCACGACAACCGTGGTGAAAGTCTTAAGCATCTGCTGCCAATCGTGCATGCCCAAGAGGTCCGTGCCCGCTTGGTTCACAGACTGCACCATCTGCTGCACGGCGGGGTCGTTAGACCCCGCCACATCAGTTTGCGCTGGGAACCCTACAGCCTGGAGGACTCGGTTTGCCAGGTTGAGTAGTGTGTCAGTCCGCGTTATCTGGAATGGCATCGGTTACCTCCTGCGCGGCCATGAGGGCGGCCATCTGCTCCTTGAGCTCGGCAATTTCCTTGTCGCGCTCGGACAGCTGGTCCTCCATTTCCTGGGCACCTACTCCGCGCTGGCTGGCATCCATGTACTCCTTGGCCTTCTGCTTGTCGGCCTGGAAGCCCATGAAGTTTTTGCCGCCCTCGTCGGCTGCTGCGGCCAGTTGCTCCACCGTAACAATCTTGAAGAACTTGTACTCTTCCACGCGGCCAGGGGTCATCCAAGGCATGAGGCTGAGGGGCGTGCCCACCTGCTGCTCTTCCTTACCCTGCTTGTATGCTTCGTACTGGCGCGGAAACCGCTGAATATCCTGCTGGCGTGCCTGCCGCATGACCACAGAGTGCTTATCACCTGGCACGATAATGGTAACAAAGTCTCGGTCCAAGTAAATGGGCCGCCCCTGCTCGTTGGAAGAGTGCTGGTCGAAGACTGCCTTGGTGCTGAACGTAGCGTACAGACGGTCATCATGCCTGAAACGCTGGGCACCTGTGGCGCTCGCTTCGTCAACGTAACGTGAATCCATAACTGATGGTGGTGTGCTCATTTTGTAGCTCTCTTTATAAGTCTAACATCGGATATATCTGCCCCGAGGTACGGCAGTCCTGGAATACTACCTGCTGGTATTTGAATATCCTTGCCCCCGCCACCTTGCGACCCTTGGAATCCACGTACACGTATGTCCAATGGCCCGTGGTTCAAAGAATTTTCAAACCGCAGAATATCGCCTGGCACAACTCCATAAGATTCCCAATTAGACACACCATCAGTGGGCAACTGAATCAATGTGCTGAACCAATTAAGTGTGAGCTGTAAGGCCAACAAGCCTAAATCAGCTGTGGAGTCATAGAGTATGTCTAAAGCGAAGTTAGTTGGTGGAGGAAAGGCGATGCCTATGTACGGCCCAAAGGCCGATATACTGTGCGGAGAAACAATTACTGTATCGTGAAACTGCAAGTCAGACGTTACCTTTTCAACAAGGAATTTACCCGTCATATCCACATTGGGGGAAAATGTAGTATTCTGCTCAATAGTATCCCCAGCGAAAACTCCAAAGACGTCCCAATTAGATGTGACAAACAGCTTGTCAGGGGCAAAGCCTTCTATGTCATCAGTGCCAGAGAGGGGGACGCCCACGGTGTCCAGTATATCGTTCTGTATGGGAGGCAGAGTCGGTATGCCGTTGTATGAAAACGGCCCGTAGTTTTCATCGCCCCAATCCAGCATTTGCTGGCCTTCAGCAAGAGTAAGTTTGGTGTCCCACACCCACACACGCGCGATATCACCACCAAATTGACGCGCTGCATCGTCTCTATCGCCTAGGCGGAATATTTTGTTCGGACCTGGACCGTTGCCAGAAATACCCGTTACTGTGAACGGTATTGAACCAGTTTTCTGGGCATAAAAATTGAACGCTGTGTCAACAGAACCGACAACCATGTACCAATTATATGAAATCAGCGCAGTTGCAGGAGGAGGTTCCGCCTGCATACTTTGACCGTAGAGGAGCGCACTACCTACGTTGTTCGGTGGCGCACGATAATTCATTCCAAGAGCATTTTGAGGCCCCGTGGTACCCCAGAACATTTGGTTCATCCCAGGGTTGGGCTCTTCCATGCCCTTGAAAATCATAGCAACTGAGAGGTTGCCCCCTGGGTCAGAGACAATGTTCTTAAAGAGCTCAGTGTTCTTTGTTATTTCAAATCTAGCCGCGCCACTACCAGCAGGAAGACCAGTTGGGTCTTGAATCCAAGTGGGGGCCTCAGTGCTAACTCCTGAATAGTCAAGAGAAGTACCGTCGGTGCCCTTATTCAGTATTCTGGTAATGCCGCCACCATCTTGAATGGGGAAGTTGAAGGCCCCACCAGCGAGCATTTGACTTTGGTCACCAAAGTCAAAGTCGTGAATAACTCGCGACGGCTGCGGGAATGCAGTAGGCGTAGGTGGAATAGGCGTTACACCATCAACGACAGTAAAACCGTCATTGGTCACCTTAATGCCTTCATTGGAATGCCCTGTGCCTGTACCTCCGACACACTGAGCTCCATTACCATCTATGCCCCAACCACTGACAAAGAACTGTGGAGTATTGAAAGTAACAAGACGGACGCCGTTATGTTGATGGGCAATACCAGCAATGAACACACGGGGGACTACGCCGTCGTCTATTGCGACGTACATTTCACCCGACCCTGCCTGCGCTGTACCTTCAACGAAAACTGTACCCGCAGGTGGGTCCGCCCCTAGTGCGAGCTGAGTCAACACGAGCTCCTGCGTACCCCCACGTATCAACCTGCCGTTGAGAATCTGAGCATCAGCCAGCGCAGCAGCACTGAATGTAGCTGTGTCAAACGGAGTTGGCCCATCAAGGGCTGTGGCTGTCAAACGCAGAACGTAAGGGCCTACGTCATCAGGAGTAAAGAGGGGGTCCAACACTGTGTCATCAGAAAACGACCCCGTGCCACCTGAGTCAATAGTCCACAATGTCGTGATTTCGTTGGTGCTGCCAACAGTGACAGTACCGTCCAGTTGAGTCTGCGCACCTGGGTCACCTGTGTAAGGACCACCAGCATCCACCGTAGGCGGGACAGGGTCAGCTTCAAAGTTAGCATCATCAAAGACCGCTGGTCCATCACTAGGCGTGACCGTTAATCGCAGAACATAAGAGCCAACATTAAACGGAGTGAATGTAGGATCTTCTATAGCGTCATTGGAAAAAATGCCGCTACCCGGAAAAGGTGGGTCAGACTCAATTGTCCACAGTAACACCGGCGCAGGATCGCTGCCTGGCGTCACTGTGGCATTCAAAGCTGTAGCTGTATTCCAATCGCCGGTGTACGGACCACCAGCTTCTACTGTAGGAGGTATGTCATCACTTTCAAAGTTGGCCGTATCGCTGACAGGGGGGCCGTCGCTGGGGTTAGCCTCCAGTTTCAGCACATACGCGCCTACCGTGTCTGGAGTAAACGTGGGGTCTTCTACATTGGCGGATGGGAGAAATGTGCCACCACCAGGACCAGAGTCAATGGTCCAAGTGAGGACAGGAGTAGGATCAGTACCAGGAGTAACGGTGGCATTGAGCGCCGTCGCAGTGTTGACGTCTCCATTGTACGGACCTCCAGCATCTACCACAGGCGGGACTGGCGTCGCCGCAGACAGGAGCTCAACTGCAATGATGCCCCAGCGGTCGGTAGCGTTGAGGGTCCACGACATAGTGACTGTCGCAGCACCTGGCTCGGTGCTGGCTGCACCATGCTCCTGCCTCGCACCGGCTACTGGCGAGGACAGGTTCCACAACTGAGTCTGCCCAGCGCCAACCGTGAACGGCCCGCCAGTATCCTCAGAGCCAACACCGTCTTGAATAAGCTCGCCTACCGATGAGGCAATGTTGACCGTAGCTGTACCAGAACCAGAAGAACTCGCCGTGGCAATGTTGCCGATAGGAACTGTCTGGTCAACACCAGAGTAGTTAACTGCACCAGAGACAATGCCCTGGTCAGTACCTAGAACTTGGTCAAGCGTGATAACAACATTGAACGTGCCTACAGGAGGAGCCAGCAGCCTCCACATTTCAACACGAGTATCATCGTCTTCCGTCACCTGCCCGACAAAGGTCAGGGCAACACCATTATAGGTGACGGTAGAAACAACGTTGAAATCAGTGCGGTTGTTGAACGCCGTGGTGACGAGCAGCATACCGTCGGTCATTACCGGGACGGTGTGAGCAAATGTTACAGATATTACTGTATCATCTACATCTGTTGAAACTGTGCCTTCTACTTGAGCAGTCATCTACGTCTTATAGGCTCTCTGGGTTTCAACCTTGTCCGACGATCTCGCACAGCGTCTGGCCTAAGTCTCTCAGTTATATTGTCCAGGCCAATCACAAGATCAGTAGGTATGCTGACCCCACCATCAGGGTCAGATACCATAAAAACATTATCGGCGGTGAGATCCATACGTACTTCAGGCTGGTCCTTTAATCCATCGGACCGGCTGTCGCCCGTACCTGCGATGGAAATTACAGACCTATCATTAATGTTACCACGCATGATAAGCGCGGTAAGCTGAAGTGTAACGTCGTCGTATTCAACGAGGGCGGAGCACACCCCGCCCTCGTTGGTTCTTGCGTACTCTCGCTCTACGAGAGCCATGTTACGGGGTGACGCCCCACGCCGACTGACCGGCCTGCAGAGTCTTGCCCGTGCGGTTGAGGGCCGTGCCAGGAGTCATGACGCCATCCGGTGCAATCACGGCGTTAACCGTGATGAACACCAGCGTGGATGGCTGAAACTCCACGTCCTGGCCATCGATGGAGGGGCCGCCTACGGCTGCCCCGTCTTCTCCGATGCGCCGTTGCAGCGCGGTGAGGTCATTGGGGGTGGACCAGGGCTGAGGATACGGCCCGTAATCCGGTGCGTCGAAGACTGCTTTGGAGCCGATACCGATACCGCAACAGACACCGCCACCGTTGTCATCGACAGCGTTGTCATTGGTCTGCGAAGGATCCGGGTCGATGAAGGCTCCGGCTCGTGCGGTTGGAAAAGTCATCTAACCTCCTTTTGCCGAAAAGATGGGCGGGGGCCTTACCCCGCCCGAAGCAACCCACCACCTGGGATGTTACGTGGTATCGAAGAGGCGACCCTGGAACTCGGAGCCGGAGGTGGTGACGTTACCGGCCCAGCCGAGGATCTGCACTTCGGCGTCCTGGTTGATGGCGTAGCGTTTGCTCGGCATCAGTGGTACCATGTTCCTGTCGCGGTGAGGCCGCAGGAAGATGTACTTGGTGTTGAGCATGAACGCCGTTTCCGGCGGGCAGAACCCACCGATACCACCGTCGAGCACGCAGTCCGCGTCCATGTACTTATGGTCGGGAATCCGAGCTTGCCCACTTCCGTGCCGTTGAACCGCTGGAGGCTCTGCAGGCTGGAAATGTAGTAGTTCCAGAACACGCTGTCCATGGGGATGAGGTCGGGACGGTCGCTGCCACGCACGAGGCTCGCCCACGCCTGGTTCATCAGGTTCTGGACGTTGGCCGCCGTGAGGGCACCACCGTTGATGACCGCGGAGTCGAATGCCTGGGAGCGCCAGAACGGGAACGCGGCACGATCGATACCGCCATACGTGCCCACGGTGGGATCCGTGGGTACGGCGATGTCGAGACCACCGATCTCCTTACCACCGTCGCCGGTGCCGTCGGAGTACACGCCATCTGCCAGCGTGTTGGACATGGTGGACTCGGCCACGCTGATACGACCTTCCATAAGGTCAATCATGCGCTCGCGGCCGTTGTTCTGGAGCATCTCGAGACCGGACATCACCACCGGGCAGGCAAGCTGCTTGATGGCGTACTCGGCTGCGGAAATCACGTCCTGCGCTGCCACCGGCAGGAGGTCGTAACCGCTGTACCAGCCGACGTTGCCGTTCTCGGCGAAGCTCAGCTCCTGAAAGATAACGGAACCACCGCCGAAAGGCTTCACATTGCCACGCTGCTCGAGCCGAGCGAGCAAGGCGTTGTTCTTGGTTACGTTATCCGCGATTTGCCGCGTACGACTTTCGATAGTCGTAGCGACGATGTCGGATACGTTTGGGAATGCCATTTGTAATCTCCATAGGTGAACCTATTACCTGTTCGGCTTCCCCCTAGTGGGCTGGGCGATTGGAGCCCTTTGCTCTAGGGTCTCCCCGAACTGGGAGACTACATGTCGGTCGAGTCCATTGCAGCTTCTATGGCTCCACGAAGGCTTGCGGGTTGGGATCTACCAGCACCAGTGTCTGGCGATGAACCCTGGACCCCTACAGCTTTCGCTTTCGCCGCCGCTGCCGCTGTGCTTCTTGCGTCCGCTTCGCTTTGCAGCTTGCGTTGAGCAACGAGCTCAGCTAAGTCTGGTCGTAACAAAATAGCACGGTCGTATGCTTCTTGTAAAGTCATATTTTGGCTTCGCATTGCTGCGGCTTCCAAGAAGCTTGCCATTTCCAACTTTACATCTTCGTAGAACTCGTTTTTGACGTCTTGTGAAAACGCCGTAATTTCAGAACGTATGTCGGTCTGCATTTGTTCAGCAGACTGTATCTGGTTCTGCTGCACACCTTCCATGAACTGCTGGTACGGTGCCATCGCATGTTGAATTGCAGCAGTGACGTTGGGATCACCTGGTGGCACTGCCCCATTGCCCGGACCTACATTCTGTTGATTGGTCAACACCTGGTCCAGCATCTCTATGCTCACACCATACTGCTGGATAAGCCCGCCCACGAGGGCAGCCTTCTCCGCTGGCGGTGAATGTCGTAGCTTGTATGCTGTACTCAGGTAATTGTCGAAAGCGTCCATAGCCGTGACGCCTCGACTTGCCATTTCCGCCTGGTACGGTGCGACTTTGTTGTCAAACTCTTGTTTGAACCTGCGTGCCTCGGCAACGATCTCCATACCGCGCGACATGTCTACCTCACGGCGCAGTATCTCCCCCTGCACATCAGCAGGCAACTCTCTGAATTTTTCCCGTAAAGCGGGTTTCCAACTTGCCGGAGGCTTTAGTCCGACGGGAGCTTGGACTTCTTCCTCTTGGATTTCTTCTTTGACGACGCTTTCTTCTTGCTCGCCGGTGGGAGGGGTGCTTTCATCGCTGGGTGGCTCGTCCGCCTCTCCCCCGGTCGGGGGCTCTCCTTCGGGTGGGGGGTCGTCCACCACAGGCTCGTCCACCACTGGCGGAGTCTCGTCCACTGGCGGTGTATCCACGCTCCCGCTTTCTTCAGTATCTCCATCGAACGCGGCCTCCAGATTTTCACGTAATGATTCGGGTGGCATTATGGTGGTCCTTCTAAGTGGTGGATTGCTCTTTCAACGTCCTCACGGCGGCCTTTGTCAGCCTCTAATTGTCTTTTCCGCGGGGCATCGGCCCATTCTTGCTTGTAGTCATCGATAGTTGTAAGATTATTCCGTCGCATGTACTCTCGGTGCTTCGCACGCGATGAGATGTCAGTACCGTCCGTTGCACGCATCCCGTCATAGTGTCTATCACTGATAAGCGCATCAGTGTCCGACAAGTTCCTACGCGGAACGTAGTGGTTAACGGGCACCTCCTCAAGTTTGTACGATCCATCCGGCTGCCTGCGCTGTATCCAACGTCTATGCACTGGTTCTGGCCCTCGCTATCATACGGGCGATATCAGCGTCAGTTTCACCCTTGAGCCAGGCAATGCGCCTGTCGTTGGCCGCCTCCAGGTTATCCCGCTGTATTTCAGCCTGCGACTCTCGTGCTTCAAGCTGCATCTCTTGTGCAGATTCTTGCTGCTTGCGGGCTGCGTCAGCCTGGGCCTCGATGACCTCAGGCGGTGGCGGTTCGGGCTGCGCCTGCTTCTGCGCGATTTGCTTGAGCGCCTGGTCCACAGCCTGGTCCAGCACACCCTCTAGCATACGGCCATTCTTGAACCCAGCCGCCCCCCACTGTAGAGTCTGCAGAACGAGGGGGGCCATCTCCGGCGCAGCCTGGATAGCCTGCCAGCTCTGGCTGATAAGCTGGCCCATAGCCGTGATATACTCCATACGGCTCTGCTTTTCCACAGCATAGTCCGGAATGGACATGTCGTCCGCCTGCACTTCCAGGTGGTAGGAAACAACGGGCGTATTCTTCAACAACTGGATAGCCGGTTGAATAAGCGGATGGTCCGTCTGAGGGATGAACTGTATGAGACTTTTCTTAATGATAGTCTCCGGTTGGAAGTGCTTACTGATAATATCCGCCTTAATCCGCATTGCCTCTTGGACGAATTCAGCAATAGTGCCCTGAATATACTGGAGGCGGACGCTACCGTATTGCGCCTTGAGTTGTTGAGCCCCCAGCGTTTCGCGCGCATTCGTGCTACCCCGCATGATGTCACTGATGCCAGTCAGCTCATACAACTGCTGCACGAGGGTGTCGCGATACTGACTAAGCACGTTGATAGTGTTTACAATCTGCTCAATTGGTATCCAGTCAATTTGACCCTGCACCCCTCCACGCTCAGCGAACATTGCCCAATTATCCACGGGAATGAGGCTGTTCTCGGTGCCTTGCTCGAAAAGTCGCTGTATGCCTTCAGCTGACTTGTCGTAAACTCCAGCGGCCTTACAAGCCTTGATGAGCCAGTTGATGCGAGTGTTGACGGTGTCAATTTCTTCATACTGGTCCTTCGTCATATAGTAGTCAGGACGCGGCACCATGTTGGATGTACTGTTGGTCGCGGTAAGCGGCTTCGGGCACGGAAAAAACCCTTCCAGGCCGAGGGGGTCATCTTTTTTGTCCAAGAGGCGGTCCGTATCTGTTACGGAAACCCAGTACACCGTCTTGTTCGTTTTATTCCAGATTTCCCACACGGAGGCTGTGGCCTCGGGGCGGCGAACAGGGGTATTGTCCTGTGCGCCCACTCGGTCCACATTCTCGAATTTGTCGCTGTAGGAAACACGGTCAGCCGTTTCAGCGCCGAAACGCTTGACCATACGCTCCTTAGTCATGTGCGCCTGACGCGCTACCCACCGTACCTCTTCCCAAATACGCGCAGGGCTCCATAGGAAGTCTTCCCAATGGATGTAGTCCGTAATGGCGTCCTCGTCTACGATTTGCTCGTAGGTAACAGGAGTACCAGGTATTGTCTGCTCAGCCGTGGTTACATCGTATCTAAGCCACACCTGACCAAGCCCAGGAACGAGGCGGTCTTCGGTGGCGTAAGCGAACGCGACGTCCATATCGCCTCTTGGGCGCTGGAGTCCAAGTTTGAGTAGTCGTTCCAGGATTTCCGCTGCCACTCGGCCCACATCGTCATTGAAATCGTCCCACTCGCGCTTAACG